CAGCACGGCAGTAGGTACTGCTATCGCCTCTAAAGCAATGGTGCTTGATTCTAATAAAGACTATACTGGTGTACGTAACTTTACTCTTTCAGGTGAGTTAGACGCAGGTTCACTTGATATTTCAGGCAATGCAGATATTGATGGAACATTAGAGACAGATGCTTTGTCTATCAATGGTACTACAGTAACTTCTACTGCTGCTGAGTTAAACATTTTAGATGGCGTAACCTCAACAGCAGCAGAGCTTAATGCTCTTGATGGTATTACCGCAGTAGTGGGTGAGTTGAATGCATTAGATTTAGGTTCAACAGCCGTAGGTACTGCCATTGCATCTAAAGCAATGATATTAGACTCAAACAAAGATTACACTGGCGTTAGAAACTTTACTCTTTCAGGCGAGTTAGATGCAGGATCATTGGACGTATCTGGTAATGTAGATGTAGATGGCACCCTTGAAACAGATGCCTTATCTATTAATGGTACTACAGTAACTTCTACTGCAGCAGAAATAAATCTTATTGATGGTGGCACTGCACGTGGTACTACTGCTGTAGCTGACGGTGATGGTGTACTTATTAATGACGCAGGTACAATGCGTATGACTAAAGTAGATACGCTTTCTACTTATATGTCAGGTAAAAGTGTCGGTGGTTCTTCTATTGTTACAACAGGAGCATTAAACTCAGGTAGCATAACATCTGGCTTTGGTAATATAGACACTGGTTCTAGCACTATTACTACTACTGGTTTAATATCTGGCGGTTCTTTAGATATTGATAATGTTTTAATTAATGGTACAACTATTGGTCATACGGATGACACTGACTTAATTACTGTTGCTAACGGTCTTGTTACTGTTGCTGGTGAAGTACAGATGACTACACTAGACATTGGTGGGACTAATGTTACCTCTACTGCAGCAGAGTTAAATGTACTGGATGGTATTACAGCAGTAGTAGGAGAACTTAATGCTCTTGATATTGGATCAACAGCAGTAGGTACAGCGGTAGCATCTAAGGCAGTAATACTTGACTCAAACAAAGACTACACAGGACTACGTAACTTTACTATAACAGGTGAGTTAGATGCGGCTACGTTAGACATTAGTGGTAATGCTGACATAGACGGCACAACTAACCTTGATGTTGTAGATATAGATGGTGCTGTAGATATGGCATCTACACTACTTGTTACAGGAGTAGCAACCTTTACAGCTAAACCTATAGCAAATGGCGGTATGTCTGTAAAGAACGGTTCAACCTCTGCTGGTTTTGTTGAGTTCTTTGAGGACTCAGACAACGGCACAAACAAAGTAACACTAATTGGTCCTGCTTCTACTGCAGATATTACCTTGACACTACCCAATGCTGCTGGTACAATAGCAACAACTACATCTGCAGCAGATGAAGCTACAGCTTTAGCAATCGCCCTTGGATAAGGATATAAAATAATGGCAAATACATTTAAAGTACTAACTAGGGACGTTGCACCAAATAGTGCAGGGACTCCTGAAACTATATATACAGTGCAATCAGGTAGTACCTTAATTGTATTGGGATTAACTTTAGCTAATGTTCATACTGCTCAAGTAACGGCAAGTGTAACTTTAACTAGCACAACTACTCAATCAAGTCAAACACAGAATACTACAGCACACATAATTAAAGATGCTGCTGTACCTGTAGGGTCTACGCTAGGCGTAATAGATGGCAAACTAACTCTTAATGCAGGTGATGTAATAAAAGTAGATTGCTCAGTTGCTGACAAAGTTTCAGTAATTATGAGTTACATGGAGATAACTTAATGGCTGGTTATATTGGAGCGCAAGGACAAATACGATCAGGGTTAAGTGCAACTATTGATGAGCTTAATATTATTGACGGTGTTACGGCTACCACTGCTGAGCTTAATATTATTGACGGTGTTACGGCTACCACTGCTGAGTTAAACATTCTTGACGGTGTTACTAGCACTGCTGCAGAACTAAACATACTTGACGGTGTTACTAGCACTGCTGCAGAACTAAACATACTTGATGGTGTCACTGCAACTGCAGCAGAGATAAACCTTATTGACGGTGGTACAGCTAGGGGTACAACTGCAGTAGCAGATGGTGATGGCTTTCTGACTAACGATGGCGGCACTATGCGTATGACTAAAGTAGATACTTTAGCTACTTACATGGGTACTAAGATTGGTGGTGGGTTAGAATTTATAGCTTCAGTAGATTTAGATAATGCTGCTACAGCAAATTTTACAGGTTTTGACTCAAGTAAATATGATGCTTATAGGTTTGTGTTTTCAAATGTTGTTCCTGCTACTGATAATGTATCTCTTGATGTTAGAACTAGCACTGATGGTGGTAGTAATTATGATGCTGGTTCAAACCAATACCGTATGAATCGTTTAAAAAACGGTACTAATTTAGCTTACAGTGCCACAGCGTTTGGCGTTGGTGTTGATATAGGAAGTGACTCTGGAGAAAACGGAACCAGTGGTGAGTTAATTGTTTTTGGCCCTCATCTTGTGCAGAATACATATTTAATTGTTCAATCACTTAATGATTCTAACACTGGTGCTTTGGTTTCTTTGTATAACACAGGGTTCAGAACATCAGTGGCCGATGTGGATGCTCTTCAGTTTTTAGCTGGAAGTGGTAATTTAGAATCAGGAACAATCACCATGTACGGTATGGTTAATTCATAAGACAACAACAACAAAGGAAAAGCAGAAATGCCAAGATTTCATAATATAAACGGAGAAATGGTTCAGTTCACAGCAGATGAAGAAACTGCACGTGATGCTGAAGAAAAGACATGGGCTGATGCTGCAGACACACGTGCTGCTGTAGCTGTTCGTGAAGAACGTGATGCACTACTGGCTGCTACAGACTGGTTAGGCAACAGTGATGTAACTATGTCAGACGCATGGACTACTTATCGTACAGCACTACGGGATGTACCAGCACAGAGTGGCTTCCCTAATAGTATTACGTGGCCTACCAAGCCTAGCTAAAGGATAGAACATGACTAAAGCAAGAGATACAGCAAACATTGTAGGCGGTGGGTTTTCTGGCACTATTGCTGGTGCCACAATGGAACCTACGGGTGACACTGCTGCAGGAGACAATGCTGCAATAGGCTTTACTGCTGCTGAAGGTCTAATCTTAACAGGGCAAGGTAGTACTAATGATGTAACCATTAAGAACGATGCTGACGCAGATGTAATTGAAATACCAACAGGCACAGTTAATGTTACTATGGCAGGGACACTAGGTGTAACTGGTGTTATAACTGGTGGTGGTCTTGTTGTTCCTGATGGTAGCATTGCTGTAGTTGACTTAGACATTGATGGCGGTACTGATATTGGTGCTGCTCTTGTAGATGCTGACCTTATGATCGTTGATGATGGGGCTGGTGGTACGAACCGCAAGGCTACTATGGCTAGGTTAGCTACGTATATGGGTACTAAGATTGGTGGAGGTATGGAGTTTATTTCTTCATCAGGGGCTATAAGTAATGCTGCCTCAGTAGCTTTTACAGGTTTTGATGCATCTAAATATGACTCTTATAAATTTTATCTTCTAAATGTAGTTCCTGCTACTGATAATGCAAATTTACTTAGCAGAGTAAGTATCAATGGTGGTTCTTCATACGACACTACCAATGGCAGCTATTATACTTCTCAAAATTATGCTCACATGGAAGTAAGAACCAGTATAGGTGGTGCTTCAGGAGAAACAACAGGAGTTAGTGGCACATTTACAGCATTTAATCCAGCATACACTGGTGGGTACAGACTTTTTTTAGCTGAAGTAGTAAATGAATCTACTTCTGCTAACTATGAACATGAAGTAGATGCTAAAGCATATAAAGCCAACGAAGGCACTGCTATTAATGCAATGCAATTTTTTATGTCTAGTGGAAATATAGAGTCAGGCGAAATTACCATGTTTGGTATAGTTAATTCATAAGGAAACAAAATGGCAGGTTATATAGGCTCAGTACCCGTACCCCAAGCAACAGAAACTAGGGACGTTTACACAGCCACATCAAATCAAACTACATTCACTACAGGGGGTTACACTCCTAACTTTGTATCCGTGTATCTTAACGGGGTACACTTAGCTAGGGCTGACTACACTGCTACTAACGGGTCTGACGTAGTACTAGCTGCAGGGGCAGCAGCAGATGACACTGTAGAGATTGTTTCGTTTGGTACGTTTGAAGTATCAGCACAGACATTCACAGGGGATGTTACTGCATCAGGTGGTACGTTCTTACCTACAGGTGATACAGCAGCAGGTGATGATGCAGCCGTAGGGTATGCTGCTGCTGATGGCTTGGTGCTTACTGGTCAGGGTTCTACTTCAGATGTAACCATTAAGAATGATGCAGATGCTACTGTAATGTCTATACCTACAGGCACTACAGGTGCTACGTTTGCAGGTGACGTTATAATCCCTGACGGTGATTTAATCTTGGGTAGCACTGCTGTTACAAGTACTGCTGCTGAGTTAAACATCTTAGATGGAGTGACAGCAACAGCAGCAGAGATTAACTTAATAGATGGAGGTACTGCCAGAGGAACTACAGCCGTAGCTGATGGGGATGGTTTTCTCACCAATGACGGTGGGACTATGAGAATGACTAAGGTTGATACCTTGGCTACCTATATGGGAACTAAGATCACTGGTGGGAGTATGGTGTATTTAGCTTCTAGTGGAGCTATAAGTAATGCTGCAAGTGTAAGTTTTACTCAATTTGACGCAACTAAGTATGATAATTATCAATTTCGTATCCTGCACGTAATACCAGCAACAAATAATGCTAATTTATATGCTCATGCAAGTACTGACGGTGGAAGTAATTATGATACTACAGATGGTAATTACCATTATTTAGACAATGATAAAATAGGTTTTCAAATTACAGGTAACGTAGCTACTGCTTCTAACGCAGCGGGTGCGTCTGGAATATTTGATTTATATGCTCCTCATGTGGCTAAATATACATATGGTCAAAGCTCAACGATAAATATGATTACTTCAACTTATGCATCTTTTATATTCCAACTCGGCGTTCAATTAGTAAACCAAGATGTAGATGCACTACAATTTAAATTTACTAGCGGAAACATAGCTTCAGGTGAAATCGTAATGTACGGCATAGCAAACGGAACATAATTTATGGATATTAACTGGACAGTAGTAACAATTGTAGGTGCATTACTAGCCCAAGGTGCTGCTATTGTCTGGGCAGTATCAGGCATGGTGTCAGACATCCAGTATAACAGAAGTGACATATCCGAAATGGAATCTAGCACAGCAAGACTAGCTGATGATATACATGAGAATGACGTAATGATTGCACGTATTGATGCAAATGTAGAAGCAATCAAGGAAGCATTAAATGTGGTTACAACTAATCACGCAAAGAGATAATTAAATGATTGACCCCATCACAGCTTTTGCTGCAGCCAATGCAGCTTTCAAAGGGGTCAAGATGCTTGTAGGAGCTGGCAGAGAGATACAAGATGTATCACAGCAA